GAAATATTAAAAACAAAATCCAATTTGGAAAAGAAAAGAAAATAAAATAAAATTTTAAAGCGGCATGCCAATCGCCGCAAGTTCTATCTAAGCAGCTCGCCAATTGCTGCTATATTCAATTATGTTTCTGGTTGGTCAGCACATACATGGCCACAAGGGTAGCCAGCACTAAACCAATTATAATAATTACGGCTGACCCTCCCAGCAAAGATGTCAACCACGTCCATGCGGTTTTTGACACCGCAGCCGTGAATGTTTGGGCATGATACTGTGGATGTGTCACAATATGATCTTTCGGGGGGTGACAATCTCCTTTGCACGTAACAAATGACGTGCATATTTGGAGCCTGAACTCCGGGTGAATGTTTGCAGTCGAAAAATGAATAGTCACCGACCCTTGCTCGGCTAACTCGACTGATGCTTCTTTTAGGGTGGCAGTCCCTGATGGTACATGGACTGCACACTTGCCTGATTTGCTGGCCGAATACTTGACTGTGGCGATCCCGCCAAAGTCAGATGAATATACACACTCGTTAAGAGTGCATTCGGCCGCTGAGAGTGTCGGTGTTTCTGACACCCTGGTAAACAAGGCGTCAGGGATGTCAAAGGCTAGTGGAATTGACCCTACAGCACAATTCTCGGCGCGAATGGGGTTTGTGTATATTTCGCATCCGAAAGGGGCAGTAAATTTCAGGGAAGGAGCTTTATCTTTCTTCCATTGCTCAAAACCCGAGGGCGCCTGAGTGTATGGCACATGGATCGCTCCTGCTTTTGGCCGCTGCAGCACTAAGTTGGTGTTGGCATACAGATCAGAGCTTGAAACGGTTCTGAGTTGTATGTCCCCAAATGCTCCCGGCTGTCCTGCCCCGTACTCGGGGAAATCATAGTTATAGATCTCCCCGGCGTACTGCACAATTTTTCGGTCAAAGGGTGTCCAAGCCGTGGAAAGCGGACCTGCAGTTAGTTTGACTCCGTTAAAGTTCACAGGAGTTTCTCCATTCACATACACAGTGGTCACGGTGGAGTGTTCTCCTACTGTGATGTTAAGGAGCGCCTGCACTGAAGCTGTGTGTGCTTTATATGCTGCTGCATGATCCGCAAGGCAATCCTCTGATTTCATTACGTAGGCCTTGCTGATTTGGGTGTTCTCGGTATCGCAAAAGCAATATGCACCTCCCCACATAAACGGGTAAACCCCCGCAAAGACTTTACACTGCTCATCGGGCCTATAGGTCGGGGTGCATTCCTGCGATCCACAGCACTTAATGGTCGGTGAATCCATTCCTGTTTTGTAATGGCAGGTAACGTACTCCAGGTTCACTGTTGGTATCAGCTTGATCTTCGTTGGTGTTATGCTGATAGGGAGTGGTGCATAACCTGCTCTGTTGACTATGGTGTTATACGAGATCCCCGCTTGATTCGGCATCGTGGTCGCGTGCTCGTATGCGCCGGCGCCTGCGGCGCCGGCCACGACTAAAAAAGGCACAACGCAGCACATGCACTTGAGCAGGCGAGTCACCACTATTAGGGCGGCCAAGGGGATCAGCAGTTGGGTCCAAAACATCTGTTGATTATTATTCCAGAGGTGGTCCAAGGACTCCCAGGTAGTTTCGGCTCGGGCAGAACGGGCGCAGCAAAGCACAGCCAGGCAAAGTGGCATCTTGGCGTTGGGTGTTAGCCTGTAAGGGGTTAAGCACGAGGCTCTGGATCTACACAACAGCCAGGTAGACGCTGCAATGGAAACGGCAACAATGGCAGCGCAAATTGACAAACCCGTGATAGTAGACATAGGATACCTATGATAATAATGAACTATCACCTCGTGCGGTAGTCCATGTGGGTTTCCAGGGGCTGTTTCCTGTGCCCAAAACCTTTTTGGCGGGTGGTTTCCCCACACGAACTCCCACCCTTTTGCTGTGACGGAAAAATTCCTAACAGACGGTTCGGATATGAGCTCGTGAGTGTAATGGGGCTCGTCAGCAAGTTCGCGAGTGGTCAAATAGGTGGGATACTTAGGGTGCAATTTCAGTGACACCGATCGGAACCCGAAGGTTATCATCGGTTCTGGCGCCAAAGGCACTGTGCATTTACCATCTGCCAGCAAAAACGGGACATGTAATTTTCCTTTTAGCGTAGCTCCCGCTGCTTTGGGCAGTTTGTCTGAGTTGTACACCCACTTATCATTCTGCAGGCGATATGCTCGGCACTGCTCCTTCTTTGTGCACTGGCTGAACTGCTTTGTCTTATTAATGGTCTTGGAGATCGTTGTACCGCTGCACTCGCATTCCACTAGAGCACTTGTTCCAGCAGGGGGTGTCACAGAGACTAAACCGCTACTCAAGGACACCAAGCTACTGTCCACTTCTGAGCCCGGGAGGTGCATTTCGACGTAAGCTCCTCTGTTTTGTGCGTCATGTGCGTAGACTTGACATGCCTGCTCTGCTCCATGTTCTGGCGGATGAGTGTAAAGTTCTCTACCTACAGGATTGAATTTCACCTCATACGGCACCGAGCAGGAGTGTGTGACCGAATCTTTCTTGAATTCCATAGTTATGGAATCCCCTGCAGGACACCTCGCTAGCAAAAAGTAACCATGCCCATCCACAATGTGGCACGGACGAGACGTATGAAGTGACACTTGATGTAGTGGTATCTCTTCAATAGTCCCGTACATGTTATACCTCATTGTCCTGCTTTTTAGATTGCCGGAGGGGTCCAGGCCATACTGCGAGGAGGTCTGGAGTCTAACGTAGCCGTCATGCCCATCGCTCTTCACCGCCTCTATGGCTATTGGGCTATGGCAACTCCCAACGGCACACCTAACGCATCTGGCCATATAGGGGCGCGTCAGCTTATACTCCTTAAACAGCTCCTCGGTGGATCTCCTTTTTCTTCCGGGGCACGTGACAGCTGCTTTCAACAGTTCATCATAGCCTGGGTTGTCAACATTGGCACTGAGCATGGCCAGCGTCTCTGCTGGTTTCCGATCATAGCAAATCGGCGGTTGGGCGCATGGGAACGTCACATTTGCGAGCAGACACATGGTGGTCACTAATGACCATTGCTCGCAGTTCTCAGGAGTATACTTCACTGTGACTCCCTTCTCGTTCCACATGACAACTGAAAGGGCTGTTCTGGATCCTTCATTCACACCTCCTAGCACGATAGCGACCACCCGCCCCTGGTTGTCCAGAATGGGTCGTCCACTGTCTCCTCTGGCCCCGACTCCTCTGGGTACCGTGAAGCGCCCGTTCTCGTATTGGACCGCTCCATGGTGCCAACTATAGTAGCCTTGGGGTTTCTCATGGGTGTACTTGAATGTATCGGCCCGCATGTTCTGTGGCACGTCTGCGTACTCAAGATCATATTTAGATGCTTTCTTCGTCTTGAGCGCGGCCAGGACGTCGTTGTCAATTTTGCCTTCCACATGCATTGGCCTAAACAACTTCCCACCTACCACACACGCGTAGCCGTTGATCTTTCCTTCCAGCATAATAGGGAATGTCTTGTCAGATTCCAACTTCATGACCATGCGTTGTCTTTTGCCTGGTTTCTTGTTGGTCTTCTTTTTGTTTCCATTTTGTGTCTTCAGATTAGGCGGCCCAGTCTTAGCCTTCTTCTTCCCCTCATTCTTCTTTTTCTTCCTTTGGCCACCCCGTTGTTTTTGAGGCGCCTCCCTCTTCGACTTCTTAGCAGGGGGCCCCTCAGGCGGTGCGCCCCGACGTTGCTTAAAAGTCAGGTTGGCCATGGAGCGAGTTAATTCTTGCACTTGCATCGCCAGAAAAGGATCGGTTCGAGGGAACCAAGGCCTGCGCGGAGCCGCGAATGGGTTGCGGTAGGGCATTGGCTGCATTGGATACATTGGTTGGAATGGGAACATCTTGGCGGACCAGACTAAGTCGTAGTCCATTCAGGTTAGCCGTAGAGAGTTATAGAGGCCCCTCTCAGGTAGCTGAATGATTTAACACTGCTAGCCAGGGTTGCCATAGCCATAACTATAACAGAAGTTCCTACGGTCTCATACCTTGATTCTACTGCTTTACACAACTCTGGAAGAATTCCCACTCGGTTCCAGCGTGTTGACTCTTCATGCAATGCCCTCCTCCTATCATCATCATGTTCATCGTCTGCTGCCAGGGGTTTTCCAAGCTTAAACAACCTTTTTAGGGGGTCTGCCACACGGCACGCTGTGCCGGTTACGGAGTCACACAAAATAAACCCTCCACAAAAATAGGGCGCTTTCTCTCCCACTACGGCATCTATAATCTTAACTTCCATATTCAGCCATGTGGCGCACCTGTCTGCCATTAACTTGTCCGATTTGACTCCTTTTACGATGTTGTCGTCTCCGATAAATGCTGCGCAGGGTGATCCAGTTAGCCGTTCTCTCAACACCCTACTGGCAATGACAATGTTAATGACGGTGTTCACAAACAGTGTAAGGAACATCCCAGACTTCATCATGGCTCCAAATTTAAATTTGGTTTTGGTGGGCAAGTGTATAGATGAAATTTCGCCAAAAGCTGCTTCAATCAGCGTCAACAGCTCTGCATCCACGCCTAGATCTTCCAAAATCATCATCGCGGTCAGAGCCATGGCGTCGTCTTCGCTTTTATCAAACGACGCAATGTCAGTTTCCAAGACACAATCCCCAGGCTGGAAGTGCTCTGCGATAATGGCGTCGAAGTCTTCAGCTGACATGTCAAACAGTGTGTGAATGTTTGGAAGCAAGACCGCGTTTAATCTTCTAACCAGCTCGCGGTGGATTCCGCACAAGTACGCAGTTGCTAGGGGATCTGCCGCCTGAATTACCTGCACCTTCGGCCGTTCTTCAGTATGTTTGGTTCCGGGAGTCACTTTCACATCCCTCTTTAAATCCATAACAAACCTGTCCATTGGTATATCCTGCAACATGTTCAAGTTATGTGTCTTTGCATAAAGGGCAGCAGCTTTAGGTCCTTTTAATTTAGTAATATAATTTATCACATTCTCTTCAGTAAGCCTTATGGGGTTCTCTTTAAATGTCTTCCAATATTCGTTGTTGCACGCGTATTTCTTGAAGCACTCCACATTGAAAGCGGCCGAATCCAAAACTGGCAGTTCTCTCATTTGCGTGACATTGCAGTTCCTCTTAGTGGCAGCAGCCAGAACGTTCTGGAGCGTGTTCTGAATCGCCGAGGGTACTGCCGACCGTATTGTGGGTTCCAAGTAAGAGTGCTTCTTTGGAAAACTACGCAACTTTGCAGGGCAAAAACTAGCTGTGTCCAGGCAACAGGAAGCACCATCAACCATGTCCAGATAGGCATCGTACTCCGGAATTATGCAATACGAGGCCACGGTCGGAAAATTTTCTTTCAACATGGCGTTACAGGCCTCCACTGCGACCTTAGGGCTAGAAAAGGCACGATTCACACTGGACGAATACAAGGGAACGGGATGCAGAGTGCGGTAGCATTCCACTTTCCCTTCTGCCTTCAAATAGTGCCCCAGGCCTTGCAGAATACGTCTAGCTGTTATAGCTTTCATGTTCTCCACCTTCCTGGACTGATATCTACTTCTGTTGGCGGGTGTGGGGTTTAACTGTAATTTCTTGCGTAGTAATTCTTCCTTCTCTAGGTCGAGGCGCGGGGCATACGAAATCTCCAATTCGGTCCTCTCCAATACCACTTCGGATAGCACCGTTTGCCTTACTGATTTTTGCTGTAAATGCCCTTGACCGGTATCGGAGGAAAATATGTATGCACCCGCGTCGAACCGTCATTGCTGTTGTGCTACGAACGCCTCGAACTCTTCCCTAGTAATCTCCCTATTCACGCCTGGTGGGTTGGAAACCAGGCTGGTCCTCGAGGCCGGCCTACTTGGTGCTCGTGACGGTAACGCCTCGAGTTCCTCTCTAGTGGTCACCCTATTTACATCTGGCGGGCTAGAGACTAGGCTGGTTCTCGAATTAAACCTGCTTAGTGCATGCGACTGTATTCTTGTGCGTGGAGCAGGGTGAGGGGGTTTCCTAAATATTGTCCTGGGCGCTGGCACCGGTCGCACCATAAACTCCATACTTCTTGCGGAGTAAGAGTCAGTCTCCGTGGGCGCCGCCTCAATCATGCTAGCCCCCTCCAAAGTAAGGATGGATAAACTATCCACGTCAAAGTCAGATGCATGGGGAATGGACCAAGATGAGCCGAACACGGAAGGTGGCCTGTGGACGTCCGCCTCAACCTGCAGCACCTGCCGGGTAGGGCCATCTGACAGCGAACTTATGCTGCCCTCCTCTTCTTCTTCGATATTGACTGGCTCAGGCATTCTAGCACTTGTCTCGCTCACAGTCCTGTTTGCTGGCTGTTCCATTTCCCTTTCCGCGGATTGGTTCTCTACCACGAGATACTTCCGCGGATGGATGTATGCAGGCACTTTCGGTGAAAACAGTATAGGCTGGGAGCACTGGATCTTCTGCACGCCAGTAATTCTATACTTCGGCAGCGGGAAAGACGAGCACACCGTAATTTGTTCAGGGCGCGAGGCTTTCAGGCGCTGCACCCTTTCTGGAGTCATTGCATGGATACACAAGCAAGGCAGTGTGCTAGGTGGTGTAGATGCCTCCGACTCTTCAACGGGGCATTTTGACCTGATACTGCTCATGCTTTCTCCAAGAATGTACATGCACACCTGCTCATTGGCTTCCGTTACCACGGGCCACATGGCATTAATTTCAGCTATGTCTTTGGCCGCCTGATGAAATTTTGTCCCTTCCAGGTATGAAAAAGTCTTTCCGTCGCTGGTGCTGTAGCCCTTCCTTCCGGCTAGGGAGCTTTTCGGATGCACCCTCACTAACTCCGCATCCGGTTCTGTCACTGACGAATCATCAGATATGCATATCTCCTCCACTGCCTCTCTCCTAGCCACTGCCTCCTTGAGGGTCATTTCCCATTTCTTGTCCCGGCAGTATATGGCTACATCTGCATCAGTGGTATCCAAGGCTGTCAGCAAATGATTCAGTGACTGGGTCAATCGATCTCTGTTCCCGGAAAATATGCCGGTAGACAACAGCGGAATTGCAATCGATTTGTAATTGTTGTCGTTGACAATTTTTGCAATGGACTCATAAGCTTCCGCCAGCTGTTTGTCACCTTCAACCTCAGAGACTTTGTTGAAATTGGGCCCCACAGCGTGGATAATGTGTTTTGTTGCGCCTTTAACCAATCGCGCCTTTCCTACTTCGATCGGCTGTAAATCGAAGCTCTCCGGAAATTTTTTGTACAGCGCTCCGCACACTCCGCCGCCGGGTTGTCCTTTGCTGTTGGCAGCATTCACAATCACTCCTTCGGTGGCTGTGGCAATGTCCCCGCGCACCACGTGATACGAGGGTGCGCACCCGGCTTCATGGAGTCCGGAACCTGTGTAAATGTTAGTCAATGTCGATGAGAGCTTGTAGGGATTGTGCGTGCGTGCCCTGCGATCGTATCCAATGAATACAAATAGCACTTCTGTCTCTTCAAGCGATGATTTCGGTTTGCATACCCGGGAGAACTTGAACTGCCTCGCTATGGCACCAATGATGCTCTCGCTGGCTCTGTCTGCATAGCCGTAACCTATGCTGACACAGGTACCTCCGGGATTCAGGTGCAGGCAAGCTTTCTTGGTCAGCATGCTAAGTTTAATGGCATGATCTTCGCACTGCTGATAATGATGATATTTATACGGGGTCCTCACATTAATGAATACTATGTCATACTTGGGTACTTCACCAGGGATGCCCAAGTCCAGGCGAGCTCTGAAGGTAGCCTCGGGCCGGTCTGACAACCAGTCAACCGATTTGCCTGGAACGGACAATTTTTCCCCGACCACCAGGACGGTCCTGCCCTTCAGTTTGCTAACGAATGACGAAAAGTCACTCTGCAGATGTTCATTGTGGTGGAGGACTAGAGCATGAGGCAATCTTCTATTCACAGGTACTAAGTTTATGCGCGGGTCATAGTTGCGTAGTGTGCCGGTGTTCATGTCATAGACTCTTCCAGTAGCAACCGCACGAGGCAGTTGTGGGTACCTGCGGGAAAGTTGGCGAACCACTTCCTTATTCAACCCGTACATATTAGGCGACGGGGAGTTATCCCAGTGGTTGTTCCTGATGGATAACGGAATTGTGGGCGCAGAAAAAAGACCGGAATCCAAGTCGAGTCCGAAGAATCTCACGCACAATTGGTTCAACACTATTTCTGCTGAGTGGGCTTTATCCGTTTCAAAGTGGTCCACAGTGCTCCATTGTTCGGTAGTCATATCTATGCCTGCAGTCTTCAGTACAGGCACTAGAGCCTTGGCCCAGCACACATTCGCCTTATTCTGGAAGACGTCGGTAGGATCCGGTTTCTCCAAGATGTGCCTCATAATGGCATCATGCTCTGTTTGCCATTCCTCCATCGTGGCAGTAAAATTTCCTGAATATTTAGCCGTCAATGTTTTTATCCAGGGATCACCAGCTAGCGTTTTCCACACGATGCGGTCCTCCGTGCGGGTTAGCAGGACATTCACATGCTCTGAGGTGGGTGCGTACAAAGGATTTTCATTCACCTTGTACCGAACGGCATACACGCCTTTGCGTGTCAACCCTTGGGAGGCTGCTGCCGTCATTATTTCGTTGCCTTTATAATCTATTTGCAACTGCTTTACCCACCCTCTGAAGCAAGTAAGGATAAGATCGCCCTGCTTTGGTTTGGTGCTGCCGGTAGTGTCTATCTCGATCTTGGTCTCTTTCGGGTTTGTCGTCCTCATCTTCCTGTCGTAAAACAGAGTTGAGACGACAGAGGTCACAGATTTAGTGCACCGGCGAGAGATGCTTTTATGAAAAACTTGCGTGCAAATCTCGTGATTAAAGTGCACTTTCAGACACATCATATTGAAGAAACCGCACTGTTTCGGGTCCCCACATAGTACAGCCTTTTTTGGTCGTATAATGGCTATAAGCGCTCTGAGGGTGCCTGCATGGCAGGCAAATGCCTCATCGATGTACAAGGTCTCAACGGGGTGTTTGCATCCATTCAAGAGCACCGAGTCCACGGTTCTGGCATTGACGTCTAACCCTTTCATTTTCTTGACGTCCCTTATTATTTCTGTGCAGTTTTCCTTCTTGGCGCTTACCACCAGGTCTTTCTTAGTAACTGCACTTTTAATAATGCCAGATTTACCTGACCCTGGCACGCCATACACCCCTATGGTCGGTACTTGGTAGGGAGCAGCTGGTCGTGTCCTCAAGCTCTCGTAGGCGAATTCATGGAATGGCGGATCCACCAGCTCGCCGGCTAGCCCTAGCCCAGTGACTAGTTCTTTCCTGACACACTGTTTTCTGTCGATATCATACAGATATTCGCCGTCATGCTCGCTAGGCTTGATAACTCTGTAGTATTCTTCATCTGTATTCAACGCCCCCCCATGTGTGGCAATGTGATGCAGGTACCTGTTCACGAACTCTCGTTCGTTGTACACAATGGTGGCGCTTTCACTCAGAGCTTGAAAATCCTGGACAGGTATAGCATGTCCCTCAGGTACGACTACTTTTCCGTGATACGGTTCCACCGCGTAGCGCCCCTTTCGGCCAGAGTGTGTTATTACTATGACTTGTTCAGCCAAGGGGTGGATGCACGATAATTTTTCACTCTTAAGCACGGCCTGCGGGGAAAGCACTGCATAGGAGCCGATTTTATCCTCTCCGGCGTAGCTAGTAACTTTTATTAAGCCACGTGGTGTCTCCACTGAGCCGGCTCCGGCCTCCTGTAGCATCAGGTCGACATCGGCTTCCAAAGTGGGCTCCTCAACGTCGGCCGCCAAAGGTGGTAGTGCTACCCGCAACTCCTCTGCTTCGCGAGCCTCCTTAGCCTCATCGGCCGCGCACTTAGCCTCGTGTACATCCTCGGCAGTGATGAGAGGTGACGGCTCCTTATGCTCTTCCAGCATCTTCCTGATTCTATTTCTCAGCCCGATCTCCAACGTGTTACTGCCAATCCTGGGCAGCACAAATGAATGGAAATCACTATTCACTTTAATAATAGTTTGGGTGTCGGGACGTTTATAAATAGACGTTATCTTGTGCCTCTTAAAGGCCCAGCAGCATCCCAAGACTAACTGTCTATCTCGTAGACCTAGCGGCCTCTCATCTTCTTGATCTTCTTTATATTCCTTTGCCCACCTGGCAAACGCCTGGGCCACTACGGGCAAAAGGTAATTCTTCATTGTGTTGGTATTCCTTTGAGTGCGACCGTTGACGACTATGCGTTGGTTGAGCCCAACCAACAATTTCTGAGCGTCGTCTGCACTGACATCTGTTGCCAGTATGCCAGTCATTTGGTCACACAATATAGCTGGTACGTATGTACATACGGGAAAAGAGACCCTCTCCCCGTTCAATGTGTCTGTCACTTTGCAACACAAGAATCCCTCGCGGTGCATCGTAGCAGCATAGCCTGAAGGTTTCCCATACAGGCCAGGACTAATAGCTATTCTTTTAACGACGTACCCGTCGCAACTAACTATTGTCTCGCACCGACATGTGTAATTTTGCTTGCCACGTAAGTGAAATACAGACGGTAGGTGCCAGCTCTTCAATAAGTCTCTCTTCTCGTGGTAAATGGTTGAGCCAACAGAGAATAGGACATTATTGGATGGTTTTAAGTATTTCTTCCTAAGAATGGACATACCTCTGCGTGACCGCTCCATAACGTCGGAGCTGCACAGGCCTATATTTCGAGCCGTGAGCACGGTCTCGTCGGCCCAATTGGTAGAGTACGAAGGATATGCTCCTGCCAAGTTCTTAAACATAAAAGGGGTAGTGTCGAAACCTATCCAGTAGGCAACTCTAACCCCCTTATTGGCTTGATGATAAAGACTTGTCGGTCCGTCAACCGCGTATACATCCTGGTATACAGCGACCTGCCCTTCATAGCGACACGACTCATCGTCGTGGAGGCACACGGTCTCAGTTTCCAGGTCCGGGTCGCTCATGACGGCGGCGAGCTCCTTCATTTTCTTGTCCAGTTCTTTATCAGTTATTTCCTTGCAGTTTTTCTTCAGCTTAGTAGCGTACTTGTACAATCTGTCCGGGTCCTCTGCGCATCTCATCGGGCAGATGCAATGGTATTTATGCTTTGAATACATTCTGCGGGCGGGCGCGCTTCCAATGTCAAGGATCGTGTCGGATGGGTCCACCTCCGTTTCGATCAACTTTGAAGCCAGATGCGAAAACGCTCTGGCATTAGCATGGTCATTATCAGTGACCTGCTTAGCTTCTACCTCAAACTGCGGGAAGCTCCGTTGCAAAGCTCTGAGGAAAGGACTATCTTCCTCGATGTCAACGTGAACTTTCTCCATTTTGGGCAGTTAGGTGTTTGGGCTTCTCTCATGCGCCGCCCAT